CTTACCGACCGAGAAGAGGTAGCGAATAGTACGGCGCAACATTTCTTCCCTGAAAAAAAATACAATTGGGTAATAGAATTCGACCGGGCAGGGACGGATATTGTTTTCTATCAATACTATGAATTCGCGCAATATTGGCCGATTCTTGAGGGAATAGGTTCATTCAGCGATATCTCTTGTATGGATTACTTAGGTGTATTGTGTGCGAATATCGGGATAGGATACTATTTGCAACATACAAGCAATTGTTACGCCTACCTGCCAGATACGTTTAGGCAGATAAGGAAGTTTGCGAAATTCTACAACAAATACAAGGATTTTCGTTTTGATTATTCGCCGTATACCGAGGAGTATTACGATAGTCGGGAAAGCTACTATGGATACGATGGATACTCTCACGATGGGGAAGAGTTTTTAGGCAAGTGGGAACGCGAACTACAGAAAGCAGAGGAAATATATTGGAGAGAAAAACAAAAGGCAGAAAAACGAAAACAACCTAAGCATAGCGCAAGTAATAGGAGAATTCGGTAATATGGGCGACTTTATGAAGCACCAAATAACTGGAAAAGAAAAGTGGGCGAAAGTCGATACGAAAGAGGGGACACAATTTGTACCAATTGACCAATTGGGAATTGACTTGCCGGATTACCATGAAGAATCCGAACCAAAATGGCTAGCAGAGTGTATTGGCATACTGCGCGACTATCTTCCGCATAGCAGGGTTTTTTCTATCGAGACTATCGAGGGATACTGAGCGCGATTGTCTGCGCCCGGTTTCCTTGATTATACAGAGTGGGCAGTTTTCGATACGGCTGAAGAGGCTGAAGAATACTTGCGCGAAACTTACGATTATGAAGAATAAAACAGAGTAGGCAAAACAATCAATAGGGAATACACCATGAGCATTAAGCATTTTGACTTGCGCAACGTTCCGAATTTCGAGTATCTCGAATCGAAGGATATTCGGAAACTTCCAAAAGTGTTGCCTATTCGTTTTTGTATGTTCCACGGTTGTGAAGAGGGCGCAAGGACGCGCGGATTGTGTGACAAGCACTACACCCATTTCAAGGATATGGTTCGCGACGGGAAGGCGACTTGGCAAGAGTTAGAAGAATCGGGGGAAGTCAGCCGGAGACTGCCAAGAAGTGAGCATGAATGCCGGGATAGGCATCCGCCGTCAGAAATAGCCCTGCTCTATCGGGGCAATAAAAGGAAAATAGAATGTCATCTTAACAGAGTGCGCGAACGCATTTTGGAGGGGACTTTATGAAACCAGCAATAATCTACACGCGATTTTCTCCGCGCCCTGATGCTAGTACCTCTCACTCTTGCGAACGGCAAGAGGAGAGATGTAGAGCATATTGCAAGTCAAAAGATTATGATATATATGGAGTATTCAACGATAAAAACGTATCTGGAAAAACCATCGATAGGCCGCAATTAGACGACGCTATCGCGTTACTTGAAAGCGGTATGGTTGTGGTAGTTGATACCGGCGACCGTCTAGCGCGCGATATGCTTGTGGAATTGACTATCCGCGCAAAGATAGAATCGACAGGATGTACGATTGAGTACGCCGATGGTTCGCCAACATCAAACACTCCTGAAGGTGAATTAGTCCGAAACATATTCGCGGCATTTGCTCACTATGAGCGAAGTAAAACGTCGCGACGAACGAAGGCAGGGCTTGCCCGTAAGCGGGCCAATGGCCAACACTTAGGCCGCGCACCTATCGGGTGGAAATACGACAAGAGAACAAAGAAGCTTGTAGAGAATCGTGAAGAACAAAAATCGGTTGACTTGATTAGGAAGTATTTCAGAATATGGAAAACAATTCCTACGGCAGAATCCGTTGAAAGCATTTGCGGAAACTTTCGCGGCAAGCATTGGTCACAGAGCACAATCCGTAAAATCATACAGAGTGCGCAATAGCGTTTGTCGGGGATAAAATCGGCCTGCAACCCGTATTTTTATCACCATTCCACTAGGCTACAAAGTTTAATGAAATTCCTTTTGACTGAATGCGAAGTAATTTCGCTCATGCAAGGAATGCACCGAAACAATGACGGATACCTAGTTCTTCGCCTTCCGCCGGACAGGCTACAAGGCAAAGACCGTATTTCGATTGTGCTTGAATTCGACGAACCGACAAAAACCGTATCGCAAGGAAAGCATTCCGCGCGATTGTCTCCGGTTCAATTCTTCTTGTTGAAATACGTTTACACCTACGGAAAGGTAGGTTATGAGGAGTTGCAGGACAACATCTGGAAAGGACAAGCCACTGACACGGCCATTCGTTGCGCCGTCGCTAAGATCAATAACAAGCTTTTAGAAGGAGGGTTTTCATTCGAGCTTATGACGCGACATAGCAAGGTATTTATGGATAGTGCGGCATAGTTGGCGGTATTGACATAGTGCGATAATTAGTTGTAAAATAAAACACGAAAGGATTGCGATATGGAAACAACGATTGTATTTCAGCAGTGCGGAATTGAGTTAAAATGCGCCGTGCAAGCGGTGGATAGCGACTTTGATAGTGAGGGAGTTTTAATTCCCGGTGTATATAAAGCCGTAATATTACAGGAAGAAGAATAGTCACCCGTCGCCGCCTTATCGCATTCACCTCTCTTTACCCGCGTTCTTCGCGGGTTTTTTTATGCGCCGACCGGCCTCTAATTTGTTCCACTTTTGGAAATATTTGTTCCGTTGCTCCTTGCTATCATCGAAATATAACAATTCATCGCAGGAGCAACACCGTGAACCGCAAAGTTTTCATCGTCACCGAAATTAAGGATTTTTGTATCGGAACACTCGGCCAAATTATGTCCAGCCGCGCGAACGTGCAGGAGTTGTATGAAGTTCTTCGCGACGTTCTTCGCGAAATGATCTGCGATGAAGCAATCGACGTTGACTCTATCGAATTCACGGTTGAGATTCGCAACTAAGACAGAGTGCGCGGCAGACTGCTACGGGGACTGAAGCGTAATACCTTAGTCGTAGCTTCCGGGTGGTAATTTACGCAAGCCGCGCACTCTTATTCAAACAAAACGAGGCAATCAGGTGGGAGCAAAGTTAATTGGCGAAAGGTGTCTCGCTATTCCGGTTTGTGAAATGAAAGACGGGCAAGTAGGAGTAATAACGGAATGGGTTGGGCTTTCTAAGTATCTCGGAATTATTGTTCAGAGATACGAAGATACCATCATTCCTATAGGACGAAATAGCGAAGCATCATGGTTGCTCAGAGCAACAAGCGGTTGCCGCGTCCGCATTCTCAAACCCGGCGAAACCATCGAGATTACGGAGTAAGAAATGGCCTTTGACTTAGCCTCAATATCGAACGAAAAACGTCTTCGCGCTCCTCGTATCATCTTGCTCGGTGTCGAGAAGATTGGGAAGAGTTGCTTCGCTGCGAAATCCGACAGAGCAATCTTTATTCCGATCAAGGGCGAAGAAGGCATCGACGATATCGAGGTTGCGAAGTTTCCTACGTGTATGCAATACGGCGACTTGCTTCAATGTTTCTACACGCTGTACACGTCGCAACACAATTACGGAACGGTCGTTATCGACTCGGCCTCTGCTGCGGAGCCGATGATCTGGACGGAAACGTGCCGCGAAAACGGAAACGCCTCTTCAATTGAGCAAGTAAACGGCGGATACGGAAAGGGTTACGTCGAGGCGATGAAATATTGGTGGGAGATTGCCCATATTCTCGACTCGCTTCGTAACGAGCGAAACATGGCCTCAATTATCATCGGCCATGTCAAGGTCAAACGCTTTGACGACCCCGCTGGCCCGTCCTACGATCAATACCAATGGGATATCAACGAGAAGGCCGCGTTGATGCTCTACAAGTGGGCAGACGCGATTCTATTCGCGAATACGAAAGTCGTTGTGAACACCGAAAAAGTCGGGTTCAACAAGGAGAAGGGGAAGGCGCGAGACATTACCGGCGGCGCGCGTTATCTGTTCACGCAGAAACGCCCGGCGCATCCCGGCGGCGGTCGCGGGCCATACGGAGAACTTCCTTACGAGCTTCCTCTTAATTGGGGAAACTTCATGGATGCGGTTGCGGCGGCGAGTGGTCAAAAACACAACATTTAAGAAAGAGAGAATACTATGAAGATTGGCGACACCGTTATTCTGAATGATCGGTCATACTCGATGAAGCTGACCAAAGATGGCTTTCTTCCGTCAAGGCATATCTACGGCTGCGTTCCGAATATAGGGCAAGAGTACGTTGTGCTCGAAATCGACAAAAGGCTTCCATACGACCCAGGAACTTCCGGCTGCGGACACTATTCTGATATCCTTCTGCAAAGCGTCAAAACCGGAGAAATCTTCACTTCGCAAAAACGCTTCTGCTCGGTGGTCGCAATTCCGAATATCGTGAAATTCGAGATGGCATCGCAATTCAAAGTCGGCGACAAGGTTCGCATTCGCGATTGGTCGTACTCACAAACGTACAACGACGCAAGCAGTTTTAAGGTTACTGGTGTTCACACTAAGCGGGACGATAACTTCATTATCGTCGGCATGAATGTTTCTGTTCCTTCGCAATGTGGTCAAACCAACAACGTTGTTTTGAAGCTAAGTAACGGAGATGGAATTATCGTCTTCTCGCAAGAACGCTTCCTTACGAAGATTCCGAGCGAGCCGCGATACTACCATTACAAGGATGTATGCACCGAAATCGTATGGAAGTACACCGATGATAGCAAGAAGCATATCAAACAAAACAAAGGATGGGAGGATGCGTTCGACGAAGAAGACTCTCCAATCCACACCAAAATCACCGAGCAAGAAGCCGCAAAGATCATCCTAGGCTGGGCTGACGCGAAGAAGTAGTCAGCGGGCCAACCTAACAACCAACAACACAAACGAAAGGCATCTATGAGCAATCTCAATCAATTTTTCAACGGCGGATTCAACACTAGCAGCGTTGCGCCGCAAGAGGACTTCGAGGTCATTCCGGCTGGAAAGTATCCGGTTCTAGTCGAGAAGGCCGAAGTCAAGACAACCAAAGCCGGTAACGGCCACTTCATCGCGTTGACTCTGCAAATTCTCGACGGGCCTTACAAGGGCCGCAAGCTGTTCGACAACATCAACATTCAGAATGCCAGCCAGAAGGCCGAAGAAATCGCCCTGCGAACACTGGCGGCTCTCGGACTGGCTATTGGCCTGCAAGCAGTCACCGACACCGACCAACTATTGAACCAAGTCGTCATCGCCTCTGTTAAGGCAAAGGACGGCGATAATAGCGTTCGCACCTACTTGCCGGTCGGCCAGCAGGCACAAGCTCCGCAAGCCCCGCAGTACCAGCCGCCGCAGGCTCCGGCCAACCAGTACGCGCCGCCGCCCCAATACGGCCCGCCTGCCGGGTATCAACCGCCGCAAAACTTTACGGCACCCCCGCAGAATGTTCCTTGGGCGCGTAAGTAGCCCTACGTCCGGTTTGCTTGTATTTCTCTTAACCTATCACCAACAACAGGATTACCACCATGAACTCGAAATCGAACCTTTCTGACGCGGAATTCGTTAAGGTCTATCTCGGCTGCAAAAACAACGACGAACTCGCCGTCGCTACCGGCCTCAAGAATCCGCAGACGCGGGCAGCGAAGATGCGTAAGGCCGGTGTTATGCTTCCGGCTTACGGACGCGCCAAGAAGACTATCAACGTCGTCGAACTCAATAAGCTGATCGAGCAGAGCACGAAGAAGTAACTGGTTCGCCCGAAAGGATTCGGGTAAAGCTCGCTCTTTTCTGGATAAGAGCCAATCTGTGCGATAGCCACCACGAAGAGAGCAGCTTTACCCGCACCCTTGAATAAGGAATAAATCATGGAATATCGCGAAGAATCGGAAACGATTACCGACCCTCTTATGTCCGCTGTTATTCGGTTGTTACAGGCCAAAGACAAGGAAGAACTCGCCAAGAACTCGCGTATCGAGGCCGAGGAAGCCGTTGCTAAGTTGATTCCTGGGCCGGAGAAGGGGCAGAAGACGGTAGAAGTCGGCGGTGTGAAAGTAACCGTCGAGCGCGGGTTCAACTACAAGTCTGATTTCGTTGGAATCAAGGACGACTGGCCTAAGGCTTCCGAATTTCCTCCTCCGTTGAAATATAGGTCAACATGCGAACTCGACGTTGTTGGTTACGAGTGGCTTCGCGAAAACGACAAAGCGAACTTCGATATCGTCTCGAAACACGTAACCGTAACTCCTAAGAAAACTTCCGTCAGCATTAAGGATACAACGAACGAATGAAACGGCAATCGCAGGAACGGAAGACCAAAGAAGAGGCACGGAAGCCTATTCCGGTTGTGAAGCGTTCGGGCGGCGGGATTCCAATGTCTGTTCTGAAGGAAATCTTCTTCGTTAAATAAGGGGAATTATGGTACTGGCAATTTTCGCAATTGCCTTACTACTCGTATGTAATATCGTGGCAGGAGGTTGCGCCGCCTGCCGGAAACCACCACTTAAAAGTAAAACAAAAAATCTTACAGCGGCTCGTCGCCCGCGTCAATTAAGTGGAACATACGGTTGAGTAAGGCCGAGCGGACGACCCGCAGGCGCATAATCGGATTTTAAGCACAGCTTCAAAGAAATCGAGAAAAGCGGTATGTCGGTGAAGACGGCAGCCGCTATTTATGAGTCGGTAGTAGAAGTAGGCAAGAACATTGCAAGCAACCTCAATCGAGGCCGCGAGTTGCGAAGATGCGGGTTCAAGTCCCGCCCGGCTCTCTCAAAACTATGACAAAATTAAACGAATACATTCCGCAAGACTCAAAAACCGTAGAGGCAATTTATGCAGAGTACAAGCGTAGCGGCGATGCAGAGCAACCTCGCGGATATCTCGGAGCTTCAATCATCGGTCATGGTTGCTCCCGTTACCTCTGGTACACGTTTCGGTCTTGTTGTAAGCCCGAATTTTCAGGAAGGATGTATCGACTTTTCGACACTGGTGACTTGGAAGAAAAACGGTTCGTCTCTGATTTACGATCAATCGGAGCCACTGTACATGACATGGACGAATCTGGTTTACAGTTTTCAGTCTCAGCTTTAGGCGGGCACTTCTCTGGGCATATAGACGGTTGCGCGTTGAATATTCCTGAAGCCCCTAAGGCTTGGCATGTTACTGAATTTAAGACGCATTGCAATAAGTCGTTCGCAAAGCTTCGCAAGGAAGGCGTTCAGAAGGCAAAGCCTATGCACTATGCGCAGATGCAAGTGTATATGGGGCTTACTGGAATGACTCGCGCTCTGTATCTCGCAGTAAACAAGGATACGGACGAACTTTACTCCGAGCGCGTTCATTTCGACAAGGAGTTATTCGACTCACTAATGAAGAAAGCGGAGTCGATTATAACCAGCAACCAGCCGCCGGAACGAATCTCAAGCAGACCAGATTACTATGAATGCTCGTATTGCGATGCAAAAAAAATATGTTGGGGTTCGGAAGAACGTGCTGTTCCTATTCCGCAGCGGAATTGTCGCCAGTGTTGTTTTGGGACTGCATACATGGACGGCAACGCTGGATGGAAATGCGATAAGCATAAGCGAGGATTATCGGAAGCGGACCAATCGAAGGCTTGTGAAGATCATCTACTGCTACCGGGACTAGTGACGTTTGCGGAGCCAACAAACAGCGGAGAGAGTTGGATTGAATTCACAACAGCAAAAGGCGAAAAGTTCTGGCACGGAAGCGGAGCTAATTTGCTATCCACTAAAGAGCTTATGTCTCTTTCAGTTTCAGCGGTCACTAATAAATCAGTTACGGACGCAAAAGAGCTTTTTGGTGCTGTCGTCGAGAAGTGCGGAAAGTCAATCCTCGACCGTTATCCGGAATCTGATTGCAGAATTGTTTGGCAAGGAGACAGCCGTAAACTTAATGAAGCCTGGACGAAGGAATACGGAAAAGATATCAGCGAAGAAGAGGTAATCGATAAAGAGCGTGACACTGAATACGACGCAATAGAGTTTCGTGGAGGGCGTGTTGCGATTACTTGGCAAACTCCGCTTCTATCGCCTGACTACGACGCGGAAATTCGCGAGGGGAAGGAATAAATGAAAAAACCGCAGTCTCTTGAAACAGCAATGAAAGTCGCCAAGCGAATTAGGATGTTTTATGGATACGGAATATTTAGATACTCTGGTACAGGTGACTACTACAAAAACTACTGTATCGCAAATGGATGCGACAGGCCAATAGCGGAAGGTAAGGTTCTTGCTGTTGCCATTATGAAAGCAGTAAGAAGCCCAATTCGTGAGCGATTTTTACAACTGTTTGTTGACAGAAGGAAAAAGAATGAACGAATCATACAGCACAGGTGAAGCGTTAAGGAAACTTGCAGCCAAATTCCTCGAAACAGAAGACGACGACATTCCGATTGAGGTTTACGCAACTCCGCGAGAAATATCAAAAGAGACACTTAAAATGTTTTTCAATTTTATTGAGAAAGAAGAAAAGCGATGCCTTCAGTAGATTATGCTTGCCATGATTGCGGAGAGGTTGCGGAGTTTTCCTATAAATATCCGCATGTTCCTCCAGCTAAAAAAGAGTGCAAATGCGGCGCGATGGCTGTTCGCGTTTTCTCGCCGCCAACAGTCGTTCAAACCGGATACAAACCGGGTGACGCAAGATACAACCGTGGTCGAGGTCAATAACTTTTTAAGGAGAGAACGAATGAAGTATGCCTTGTGTGCGATTTTGTTTTTGTTTCCTTGTTTTTCTTTCGCCGGTGTTCCTGACGACCTGCAAGCTGTCAGCGTTACGATTAAAGCAGGTGACGCGCAGGGGTCCGGTACGTTGATTACTCGAAAAGTCGGCGACGACAACATTACCTTCGTGTGGACAGCCGGGCACGTTATCAGCGGGCTTCGCACGACGCGAACCATTATCGAAGACGGCTCGACGAAAACTCTCGTCGAATACAAGGATGCGGAAGTCGTTCAAGAGCTTCAGCAAGACGGTCGCCTGATCGGCGAAGTCAAGTACGATGCTAAGGTTATAAAGGCTTCTGATGCCGATTACGGAGAAGACTTGGCGTTGCTTATGGTCAGGCGTAAGAACGCTTACCCGAAAGAAATGTCTGCTACATTCAAGAGCGATAAGATGTTTATCCCTATGATTGGAATGAAGCTTGTACACGTCGGTAGCCTTCTCGGACAATTCGGCGCGAACTCGTTCACTAACGGCCTCGTGTCCCAGACCGGACGAACTCTTCCTATGGCCGGTGCGAATGTGAAGGTATTCGATCAAGTCACAGTTACGGCGTTCCCTGGATCGTCTGGCGGAGGTGTGTTCGATGAAGCGACCGGCGAGTACGTCGGTATGCTTACTCAGGGCGTTCAAAAGATGCAAGGCTTCAACTTCATCGTCCCGGTGCGCCGTATTCACGAATGGGCCTCGAAAAGTAAGATCGAATGGGCGGTCGATTCGTCGGTTTCTATGCCGACCATGAAGGAACTCGAAGAAATTCCTGTCGAGAATTAAATGCGAATTCCTGCTTGGCGGCTGCTAGGAATCAATACTCGCGTAACCGCATGAATGGTTGAAATCTCGAACGGTCGAGAGATGCTTGCATACGGCGAATTCTCGAAGTCCCGATCATGGCAACATGAGAATGTAGAGCGGGATTCACGAAGTACGCGACAACGGCGCGGAAGTGATTTTACAGAGTGCAAGATGCCTATCGTGTCCGGGTTAGATCGATGGGTATATTCGCCGAAACCGGGTTCGACTCCCGGCAACCATCTTGGAGAAAAATATTAAATGCAACTCCGACCTTACCAACTCGAAGCAATTGAAGCCCTGCATACTCACGTATGCTCGAAGGAATCAAATCCTTGCATCGTGTTGCCAACTGGCAGCGGGAAGTCGGTAGTCATGGCCGGAACGATTGCGAAGTGGTCAGAGGAGGCATCGTGCGTACGAGGTTGCGTGTTAGCTCACAGAAGGGAACTGGTAGAACAAAATGCAGTAAAGCTACGAGCAATTTATCCAACGTGCGATATCGGAATCTTTGCCGCCGGACTCGGAAGGAGAGACTACGACAGTTCAATTCTGTTTGCCAGCATTGATTCAATTTACAAGAAAGCAGGGGATTTCCAGCCATTCGATTTCTTGTTCGTTGATGAAGCTCACAGAATCCCGCCTGCCGGTGAAGGAAAGTATCGCACGTTTATTAACGAGTGCCGAAAATTTAACAAAAACATGCGGGTGGTCGGGTGGACAGCTACACCTTACCGCATGGGCTGCGGATCAATCTGCCATAGTGACCATATATTAAACGAAGTTTGCTACGAGGCAAAGATTACTGACTTGATTCAGCAGGGATACTTATGCAACCTTCGCTCAAAAGTTGGCGAATGCCAGCCGGACCTGAAGGACGTTAAACGTAATTCAGGCGGCGACTACATAACACAATCATTGGCCGAGGCTACGAACCGCGCGAACGTCGTGCAATCAGCGGTAGCGGAATCCGTGAGAATTATTGAGTCAGAGAAACGTCGCGCTGCTGTTTTCTTTTGCGTTGATATCGAGCATTGCGAAGCAGTTTCAAAAGAGCTATCGAGGTATGGAATTCACGCTCCGTACCTAACTGGAAAAACGAAATCTCACGTTCGTGAAAAACTTATTTCCGACTTTAAGGACGGCTTAGTAAAGGCTGTCTGTAACGTCAACGTTTTAACGGAGGGTTTTGATGCACCTCACATCGATACTATCGTACTTTTGCGTCCTACCCTTTCGCCAGGATTATTCTCTCAAATGGTCGGACGAGGGCTGCGTTTACATCAATCCAAAACGTATTGCCTTGTGTTGGATTTCGCTAATTGCATTGACGAGCATGGCCCCATTGACCTACTTGGAAGTGATTGCAAGGTGGTCATGGCGACGTGCCAGGAATGCCGCGAATCGTTCTCTAAGGCTATTCGCAAATGCCCTTCGTGCGGCTGGGAAATTCCTAAACAGGAAGTAGAGCGTTTAGAGCGAGTCGAAGCAGAGAGGCGAATGCACGGCGCGAAGGCGAGCAATCGAAGCATTCTATCGCTTGAGCCGGAAACCTATAAGGTTGATAACGTAATGATATCTCGGCATTGCAAGCCGGGATCGACCGACAGCCTGCGGGTCCAATATCGTTGCGGACTATCGACGTTCCGCGAGTGGGTTACGCTCGACCATGAAGGTTACGCAGGCCACAAGGCGCAGAATTGGATGCGAACGCGGTTTGGCGGAAAGGACAAGGTTTCTGTCAACGAAGTTCTCGGAAACATGTTCGCCGCGCAGCAAATTCTCGATTGGACAAAAACAATCACTGTGAAGCGTAACGGGAAACACTACGAAGTAATTGACTACAACAAGGAAGTAACACTTTGAACCAATTCATAGACGCGGCATTATACTACGCTTCGATTGGTTGGGCAATTTTTCCGCTTTGCCCCGGCCAAAAGGTTCCGCTTACAAGTCACGGAGTAAAGGATGCAACAAAAGACGAAAGCGTTATCCGCGCATGGTGGTCGAAATGGCCGAACGCGAATATCGGCATCGCTTGCGGATCGTTAAGCGGTGTTTATGTGATTGATGTTGACGTATCCGCTGACGGCGCGGTCAATGGATACCACTCGCTCAAGGAATTTCCCGAACTACCAAGAACCGTACTGCAACACACACCGAGAGGCGGATTCCATGCGTTCTATGAAACTAACGACCCTCCTGCTAATCGAAATAGTTTTCGCCCTGGGATTGACATTCGCGGTGATGGATATTACGTCGTCCTTCCGCCTTCCGTCCATCCTAACGGCGGCGTTTATCGCTGGGGCGGGGAATGCGCTCCTGGGCAAATACCTGTAGCAGATTACCCGGACTACATGAGGCCAGCCGTCCGCGCTCCGTGGGCTACGCCGACTACTCGGCCAGTAGTAACCGTAGGGGTCTCCACGGATCGCGTCGGGAACGATTCATTACAGCGGGCAAGTTTATACCTCGCGGAGTGTGAACCGGCCATAATGGGCCAAGGCGGACACGACAAGCTGCTTTACGCCGCCGGGCGAATGGTTCATGGGTTCCTGCTGTCCGACAGCCAAGCATACGACATATTGGCACGCGAATACAACCCGCGATGCGTCCCGCCTTGGGATTTTTCGCAACCGGCTGACGAGAAGGACTTCCGGCGAAAGATTTCCGAGGCGAGGCGGCTTACTCCAAACAATCAACCAGGATGGCTTCTGAACGACGACACCTACGCGCCGATTGATACGAGCATCGTTCATGCCGGTGAGATTATTGGTAACGCAATGAGGTCCGGTGAATCCGCTACGACTCTCGTTCACCAGATCACGAGTCAAAACGAGATAATACTTCCTCCGGTTTACGACATTGAATATCAGTATCTTACGCAACCAACAGGATTATTAGGGGAGATAACTTCGTGGATCAATGCAACTGCAATCCGAGAACAACCATTGCTCTCATTGGCGTGTGGGCTGGCATTCCTAGGCGCATTATTCGGGAGGAAGATCAAGGATTCTCTGGGGAGCAGAACAAATTTGTATTGCATGGGTATTGCTCCTTCGTCAGGTGGCAAAGCACATGCGATGAACCAGATTCGACAGCTATGCGCAGCATCCGGGGCTACGGATTTATTAGGCGGCGATGATATTGCTTCTGACAGCGCAATCGAGGATCGAATAAGCCGGGTCGAGTCAACGCTGTTCTTGTGGGATGAAATCGGGCATCTTCTTTCGCATATCAAGTCTGGCATCAGTAAGCACCATGCGCAGGTGGTGTCGCTGTTAATGAAGTTGTATTCCGCCGCCGGGAACATTTACAAGGGGCGAGAATATGCGGAAAAGGATCGGCAGCGTACTATCGTGCAGCCGTGCTGTTGTATTTACGGAACGTCAACGCCGGAGCGATTCGCGGGCGGGATTTCTCCGGTCGAGTTGCAAGACGGATGGCTTAGTCGGTGTCTCGTGTTTTGCTCTCCTGTAAGCCCGCAAAAGAAACGGGGCCGAAAAGAGTCAGTTGTTCCGCTGCATTTAAGCGAATCAGTTCGTGCATGGTACTTACGCCGCCAAGAATACGACAACGACGGCCACTCGCTTGGGCAATTTATTACGTCGGCGTTTGGGAAGCCGTCGCCGAAGCAAGTTGTCGTAGAAACCGACCAGCAGGCAGAAGCAACATTCATCGCCTTCGACAATGAAACCGTCGAGTACGGTAAAGTAAACCCGATGTTGGCTTGCTTGTGGGCCAAGGGGGAAGAGAACGCCCGCCGGATCGCGTTGATTGTCGCCGCCGGAGAGAACGCAGAGAATCCGATGATTTCAGGATCGAACGCGAACTATGCCTGTAGGCTTGTGCGATTTCTACTGAACGACTTCAGCCGGATCATCGTTCCCGAAATTGTTAGCAGTAAGACCGAGAGCGATAAACGCAAGGTCATAAACTCAATCGGAACATTCGGACTTGTTGGCGCGACGAAGCGCGACGTTACTTGCTCGACACGCTGGGCCGACAAGCGCACTCGCGACAACATTCTCGCCGACTTGCTCGAATCAGGCGACATTGCGATTTGTGCTGACAAGACGGGAAAGACTATCCGGTATTGGACAGGCGAGAACTACCAGAAGTATTTACTACAAGGATAACGCAATATGATTAAAAATGCTTTTCTGACAGGAAGTAGAAAATATGGAATTCCTAAAGATGACTCAGATATTGATGTTGCAGTTTTAGTTGATACATCACTAAAGAATTTTCTGTTTAGTCAGTCGGAAGATAAAGGCGGGTCAGTTAGGTTTGGAAAGCTTAATCTAATTTTACTTGACTCACCTAAAGAGTTTATGGTTTGGAGAGAAGCGACGAATACGCTTAACGAACAATCTCCTGTCAGCAGGGAGTTTGCAATAGATTTTATAAAAAGAAAACTTGCGTTAAACGGTTGCGGAATACAGGAAGGCATATCGTGAATCCAGAATCGCTTATCATAATTCTCCCTCTACCGAATAAAGTGCTTCAACCGAATTGTACTATCGGTAGCTTCGGTGGAAGGATGATGAAGGCTTCAGCAACAAAAAAATACAAACGTCTTACATGCGAGGCAATCGAGAATGAAGAAATTGAAACCGCGCCTTGGGGGTCTGCTGAAGTTACGGCGAAGTTTTACCTCAAAGACAACCGCAGAAGAGATGCTGATAATGCGGTTGGAAGCCTTAAATCGGCATATGATGGTATCGTTCTGGCTGGGCTGCTGGCTGATGACACCCCGGAACAAATGCGACGTTCTTGGCCTGAGTTTTTGGTTGACAAAGTAAACCCGCGAGTTGAGTTGACAATCACGAGGATTAGCTAGTATGAAGCTTATAATGAGTATCGAGACGGAGAATCGCGTAATAGATATGCTTTCACGAGGCGTAAGCGACCGTGAAATACGGAAGGCAGGCGTTAGCTACAATTCGCTCGTAGGCGTAAAGCGAATGCTCGAAACCGTTAAAGGCATGAATCAGTGTAAGCTTCGCGAGGTTCGGAGACTACTTTCGATTGGTTATCCAGTGAACGCGGTCGCCATTAAAACCACAGTACCAGTAAGCGAAGTCCTTCGCGCTCGCCGCTTCTTCCGCCTCCAAAGTCGCGTTATTGAAAACGTTGAAACCGAATGCCCTGTATGCGGGAAAAAGAAAAATGACAACACGAGAGTCAAGTTCGTTACGCCTACAGCAAGCGAAGTCGCTGAGCTTGTCGATGTTGCCGACGACATTTCAAGCCTTTCGGATTTGAAAATTATAAAAAGCGTTCTGTTTAACCAAATAGCCGAGAAAACAAAAAAAGTATTGGAGAAAATCGATGGCAGGACTGAAGCCGCGTGATTTGGTTGCAGAATCGAAGGTTTTCGTGAAACGCGCAACATGGTTCGACAAACTCGATTGCAAACAAAGACAGTTCATAGATGAAGTCGTGCGGGCCATGAAGGAAGACAGTGATTCAAAGCCTCGAATCGTAGCAAGGTTACTTATCGCGAATCTTGGAATCAAGCGAAGCGAGCGAGTAGTCGCCGACTTACTGAAGGAGAAAATGAATGAAACCAACTGAATTAGTCAATAAAGCCGCCAAGGTAAACGCCGAAGCCGAGTTGGTTAAGGCAAGGAGGGAGGCCGCGTCTTGGAAAGAAAAGCATTGCGAAGCAATCGGCGAAGTGAACGACCTACAAGCCAAGATCGAGGCTATGTCGAGTATTTCAGAATGTAAGTCTCGCGGAATGGTTAAATGCGGGAAGTCGAAGCCGAGCGGTGTCGCGGCTATTGTACCGGCCACAGACTGGCACGTTGAAGAGACAATTACGCTTGAATCGACAAGCGAAAAGAATTTTTTTAACCTCGAAGAAGCCGAACGTCGAATCGCAAAGTTCTATAGCAAGATCGTTGAGCTTATCGAGTGGCAAAACCACCTTGCGCCGGTGTGCGAAATTTGGCATCCGCTGTTGGGCGACTTGCTTACAGGGTACATCCACGAAGAACTCATTGAAACCAACTCGCTCAGCCCGACCGAGGCTTGCGTGTTTCTTCAGGATAAAATTTGCTCCGGCATCGACATGCTTCTTCGAGAAACACGACTTCCTGTTTACGTGCCTACATGTGTAGGCAATCACGGTCGCACGACAATCAAGAAGCGAATCAAGACGAGCTACGCCAACAGTTACGAATGGCTGCTTTACATGACGTTAGCCAAGCGTTACGAGAAGAATCCTCGCGTTCAGTTCATGGTCGGCAAGGGGTATCACAATATCCAGACGATCATGGGCCGGAAAGTTCGCTTTCATCACGGCGATGGGCTTCGATACCAAGGCGGCGTTGGCGGAATCACAATCCCAGTCAACAAGTCGATCGCGCAATGGAACAAGGCTTGCCCGGTTGACTTCGATATCTTCGGTCACTGGCATTCGTTTTTATGGGGATACAACAATTGGATTTCATGCGGCTCTCTGATGGGCTACTCCGAGTATTCCGTGGAGATTAAGGCTGATTTCCAGCATCCGACGCAGACGTTTATTATCATGGATCGCCGGTATGGGCTTACGCAGGCAACTCCGATTTTCCTTACGAAACCGAGTAGAAAATAACTATGGCACAATACGAAGGTTTTGCCGGAATCAATTACAAAGGAGATAACGAAATGAAAAGCGAAAAACAAAAACAGCAAGCAGCCGGATATGTAAACGAGTCGAATCCCGCTATCCAAATCTTCGACAGCGGCGCAACACGCGACTCGGACGAAGGGGTACATTTTCCGCTAACAAGAAACAAGACTGCAATTGTTAGTCTATGCGATGTTGAGTTCTTACAAGAATGGAGATGGTGTGCCGTTGTTAGTCTATGCGATGTTGAGTTCTTACAAGAATGGAGATGGTGTGCCGTAAAAGGAGAGGGGTTGCTATAAGGCCGCGATAAAATTTAATAAAAAGTACAAGTTCGTCGGAAGGTTTAGTAATCCAGCAGAAGCGGCGGTTGCGTATAACGAGGCTGCAAAAATATTATTCGGAGATTTCGCATTCCAAAACAATATTACGGAGGTTGCAATATGAGGACTTTTAGCACCGGTGCGACACGAGATGACGATAACGACAAGCTTGATTACGAAGGATTTCTTAGCCCTTTAGTTCTTGAACGATACGCAGAGTATATGCACTCGCACAGAAAGCAAGCTGACGGAAAAATGCGGTCATCGGATAACTGGCAGAAGGGGATAACTCTTGTTGCGTACATGAAGTCTCTTTGGCGGCACTTCTTCGACCTATGGAAAATACATCGTGGATACGGGCCTGTTCACGACAAGAAAGACGGTCATTTGCTTACCGCCGACGAGCAGCTTTGTGGCGTTATATTCAACGCTTCTGGGTACTTGCATGAATTACTGAAGCCGAAGGAGCCTAAATACTTTACGCTCTCTCCCGCTGACATTGCTACCGACGACAACCGTGGAGATTTCTAATGACGAAAATCAAACGAATATTTCTCGACCTGGACGACGTACTCAACATCTTCGCACCATACGCGCTCGCAAGCATTGGTTGCAGTATAGATCATACAAATTATGTAGGCTACCCGAAAGAAGCTGGATTCGATATCGTTTACGCCGCAAATTTGACGCATCCAACAAAAAATGATTGGACGAAAGAGTTATTTTGGAAAAGCGTGCCAAGGGCTGTTTGGTCGCGTGCGCCGGTATCTTCTGAATTCAGCACAATCTTGCGGCTCGCTGTTGATGCCGTAGGAAAAGACAACGTATTTATCACAACGTCTCCGATTGACGACCCGTACTGTGACCTCGGAAAAAAAGAATGGATTCGGCGCAATTGCCCAAGCTGGCTTTACGGACAGACGTTCATCGGCTCGCACAAGTATTGCCTCGCTGACAGGTATTCTCTACTTATCGACGACAACGAAGATAATGCGAATATGTTCAGGGAGAATGGCGGGCGAGCTATACTAATGCCGCGACCGTGGAACCTTAATAGAGATGTTCCGCTATCAACTAAGTACTTGGAATTTTATTTCAGCACCATCCGTCAACTCGGTGTATTTAATGACAACTAGCGAATGGCGTTTACTACTAAAGAACTTGCGCAGGCGATTCCCTGTTGAATCGCCTGTGACGGTTCGTAAACGCCAGAAAGTTGACTGCGCAGTAACGATCTTCGACGGAAAAGAATACCGGATAACAATTTCATCCGACCAGCCAGACATTGGCCTTATTGATTCGATCCTGCATGAGTGGGCGCATGTTCGCGCAATTGAAGAGGCATACCAACACAACGGACGTTGGGCCGACAACTACGGAGAGATTTACCAATCATGGTGCGACGGGTTTAAAAATGATTAAGCATCAACTGATTCAAGGCGATTGCGTTGGTATTCTTCGGAATTCCGTGAAAAGGTATGATACTATTTTCGCCGATCCTCCCGACAACATTGGATTAAAGTACGACGGATTCTGCGATAAGATACCAGACGAAAAGTACGTTGAATTTCTTTCGGAGTGTATTTCGGTATTCTCTTCTATAGCAAGAACCATGTGGGTTAGTTTTAACTCAAAATGGATAATGAGTGTATCGAAAATAGTAACTGCATTAGAGTGCGTTAGTGAAATAGAAGCCAAGCTTTGCATTCAAACTTTCACGTTCGGCCAGCACAATCAACACGACCTCGGAAATAACTATCGGCCATTACTTAGGCTGCGGCAGAAAGATTCGCCGTTATTCCCAGATGCAATCAGAGTTCCGTCGTGGCGGCAAGAGAACGGCGACAAGCGGGCCGATCCTCGCGGGCGAGTCCCCGGCGACGTATTCGACTTCCCGCGAGTAACAGGCAACAGCAAGCAACGTAGAAGCTGGCACAAGACGCAACTACACGAGGGGCTTGTGGAGCGTTGTATCAAGCTCACTACGCCAGAAGGCGGAACGGTCTTAGACCCGTTCGGCGGGACAGGGACAACGCTTCGAGTTTGCAAGCGACTCGAAATGCCGTGTACGCTGATCGAAATCAGCAAAGCTTACTGCGAAAAGATTTTCGAGGAGCATCGGCAGTGCGACCTCGCGAGGGGGTCGCTTGAGTTTATCTCTTCTGATGCGGAACACGCCGCCACGTCTTGTAAATGGAAAGCGAAAAACTTATCGACGATCATTGCT